TGTCCGTCGTGCTCTATCTTATACCAAAGAATGTGGATTGATAGGCTCGAAGATCACTGCCCTAAATGTCTCAACCAGCATATGCTAGAAAGGGAAACCGATGAGACTAACATTTGATATTGAAACTGATGGGTTAGACGCTACCAAAATATGGTGTCTAATCATGGAAGATATTGATACAGGACGTATCATGAAGTATACTGATCAACCTATAAAGTGCAATGGTGATATTGCAACTGGCTTAAACATGCTTAAAAATGCTGAGCTACTTGTTGCACATAACGGCATTGGCTTTGATGCGCTTGTCATACTAAAGCTATATGGTGTTGATCTATACAATAATAAGTTCTTTGATACATGGATTGCATCACAAGTTCTTAATTACCGCAGACCACACAAGCATGGCTTAGCTGGCTGGGGTGAACACCTAGGCTATCACAAGCTACACTTTGATAACTTCTCAGAGTTCTCTGAAGAAATGGTTACGTATTGTGTACGTGATGTACAACTGAATACTGTAATCTTTAAGAAGCTAATGGAAGAACTCACTGCGCTTGCTGCTAAGCAACCCCTTATTCGTGAGGGTTTGAAAGCAGAAATGGAGGCTGCAAAGTTTGATGCTTACTGTAGACATTACGGTTGGCAGTTCGATACTGATAAAGGTAAAGACACACTCGACAAACTTATCAATCGTATGAAATACATTGAAGGTGTAGTCGAACCACACTTACCAGACATCGTTAAGTACAAAGATAAAGTTGCTAAGACTCCAAAGTTTACAAAGAAAGGTGAGTACACTGCAACAACTGCACGTATGCTTACTGAATACTTTAAGCGTGAAGTTAAACCAACTGATACACATATGCTTGCAGCTGGTCGAGAGTTTCAACGTAAAGAAACAATCAAAGCTACACTCGGTAATATGGAACAAGTCAAAGAGTATCTTTACTCAATTGGCTGGGAACCAGATGACTGGAAGATGGAGCGTGGTGTGTATGGCTGGGAAAAGAAATCGCCTAAGCTAACATCAACCTCACTAGAAAAAGTTGGTGAACACGGAATACTCATTGACGAATGGACCACACTTCGCTCACGTAAAGGTGTGCTCGAAGGTTGGTTCCGTGAACTCAAAGGTGGTAGATTACATGGTAGACTATGGATTGTGGGTACTCCGACATTCCGTTGTCGTCATGAAGTTATTGCTAACTTGCCTGCGGTTAATGCACCATGGGGTAAAGAGCTACGTCAATGTCTTGTAGCAGAACCAGGTCGTAAGATCGTAGGTGCTGACTCAAGTGGTAATCAGTTCCGCAGTCTTGCACATTATGTTAACGATAAAAACCTGACAACACAAATTCTGTCTGGTGATATTCATCAATACAATGCAGACATTATCGGTACTGATAGACGTACAGCTAAAACGTGGATCTATGCTTTCTTGTTTGGTGCTGGACCTACTAAGCTAGGCCAAGTCCTTACAGGTAAGAAGATTGTTAAAGCTGGTAATGATTCTATCGAAAAGTATGGCGATGCAATTCCAGGATTACGCGGTCTAAAAGATAAGATCGAATCTATCTGGAAACAAACGTCTAATCATGGACCAGAGGGTTACATACCCGGTCTTGATGGTCGCCGTGTTTATACACCACAACCTTACCAAACCCTTAACTATCTGCTTCAATCTTGCGAAGCTATCACTACTAAATCTGCAGTTGCATATCAGATTGCAAAGATTAAAAGTGAAGGACTTGACGCACAACCTCGACTGTACTATCATGACGAGGTAGCTTGGTCTGCATCTGAAAAAGATGCTGAGCGAGTACTAGAGATTCTAACTGAATCATTTGCTGAAGGACCTAAGCAAGTTGGTGTTACTATTATGGCAGGTGAAGGATCAATTGGAGATAACTATGCAGATGTCCACTGATGAATCCATTGAATACCCTGGTTATATGGTTACTGCTCATCCGAAACCCGAAGGCTACGAGCCTAACGAGTGGTTTCATATGGTGAAATGTTATCATACTTCTAAGGGTCATATTATTAAAGACTGCTTAGCCTTTAGTAATCCTATTTACGATGAACCAGACAACCCGATGTATCGAAAACAAATCGATAGTATTTGGGGTGTTGAAGCTGTATGGACAATATAATGAAAAATATTAACATGCTTGTAGATACAGACTCAATCTTCTTTAAGATTGCATACGGTAATACAAGTGAATCAGACATGCGCAGTAACTACGATAAGTTCTGTCGTAAGATGGAGCTAACCGTACAAGATAAACTGTGCAACCCATTTGATGAAGACGAACACTTCAATGTGCATTATGCTGTCAAGGGTAAAGATAATTTTCGTAAAGAGTTTTACCCGCAGTACAAAGCAACTCGTCCTAATCTAGACCAAGAGATCCGAGATAAACTAAACTTCTTATTTAAGTATGCTGTTGACAAGGGCGCTCGTCCTGCTGATGGTATGGAAGCTGATGATTTAGTTTCAATCTGGGCTCATGAATCTCGGGATCACGGTGAACAATATGTAATCTGTGGTATCGATAAAGACTTACTGCAAATACCAGGCAATCATTACAACTACGGTAAAGATACCTGGCAATTCGTTGATGATGATACTGCGCATTATAATCTAATGCTACAGTGTTTGACTGGCGATAACTCGGATAATATTCCAGGACTAAAAGGTATTGGTCCGAAGAAAGCTGAGAAAATACTTAAAGGTATACCAGCTAAACGACAATGGAATAGAGTTCGTGCAGCATGGCGTGGTCATACTGGGTCCTTAAAACAATTAGAAGTTAGCCACACGCTGCTGCGTATGCTAACATCATGGGAAGAATATGACGGTATTAGAGCACACCTTTCGAGTCAAACCACTGTCAGCGAACAACATGACTTATCGAAACAAAGCGATAAAGCAGAGACAGTACATTGACTATCAAAATGAACTACGTGATGAAATCCGAGGGGTCGAGTGGCCCTTCGGTGATGATCAAGTAGCGTTCTATATAGTAGCTGGCTTCTCAAATCGAGCAGCCGATCTTGACAACGTAATTAAACCACTCTTCGATACTTACCAAGGTATCTTTGAAGAGTTTAATGATAACAAGGTATATCATGCAGAACTACACAAAACAATTGTCCGAAAAGGAAGAGAGTTCCTATTTGTCCGAGTGGGAAGAGTTGACCCTGCTAAAATCAAGGAAGGCGAAACGCATTCAGAACAAGCAGAACAACTCTTTGAAGCGGAAACAGACACGTCGAGCTAAAGAAGAAAGGCTTTGGAAATGACAAGATATGTACAAACAGAGTGCCCAAAGTGTGACTCATCAGATGCATTTACAATCTATGATGATGGTGCACACTGTTTTTCCTGCAACTATTCAACTAAGAAAGTTAGTAAAGAAATGAATGATTTCAATGCTATAACTACAACAACCTCATCTAATAGTTTAGATGAAATCGCAGAGCTCAATAGCTTTCCGATTACTAGTCGGGGTATTAGCAAAGCTGTTGTCGACCACTTCGGTATTAAAATGGCAGTAAACCCAGACGGTTCTGGAGGTTCTCACTTCTATCCGTACACACGTGACGGTAAGGTTGTAGCCTACAAAGAACGTAAACTACCAAAGGATTTTCGTATTCATGGCGACTTCTCAAAGACTGAACTATTCGGCCAGGCGGCTAGCTCGGGTGGTAAGTCCTTGGTCATTACTGAGGGCGAACTCGATGCGTGCGCAGTGGCGCAGGCCTTCTATGATAAATACAACCGAATCTTTCCGGTCGTATCAATTCCCTCTGCTACCGGTACAAAGGTATTACTGGAGCAGCTTGAGTTCATCCGGAGGTTTGAGTCTGTCGTATTATTCTTCGATTCCGATGAAGCCGGTCAAGCCGCTGTGGAACGGGCCGCAAAGATTATCGGCGCAGGTCGAGCTAAAGTGGCTCGGCTCATGGCGAAAGACCCATGCGAAGAACTGGTTACTAACGGATCCGCTAAAATTCTACAGGCTTATTGGGATGCGCAGACGTGGTCTCCAGCCGGTATCGTGGTCGGCGAACCGATCTGGGATCAGTTTAAGAAACGCCAAGCAGTCGAAAGTATTCCATACCCTCACTGCCTAGAGGGTCTTAACGATAAACTAAATGGTATTAGACATGGCGAAATTACTTTATTTACTTCTGGCACTGGCAGTGGTAAGTCTACTGTCATTAAAGAGATCGCTCTTGATCTTCTTGCTAAGACAGATGATAAGGTTGGACTTGTATCTCTCGAAGAAAGTGTTGGCGATACTGCAGAAAAGTTTATTGGTATGGCACTCGAGCGATCTAGCATGGACCTTAAGAATACGTCAGATGCAGAACTCCGCATCGGATTTGAAAAAGTTTTCAAGGACGAGCGACTTGTTTTACTTGACCATCAAGGATCTTGTTCCGATACTTCGTTGTTGGATAAGATCGAATACATGGCACTCATGGGTTGCAAGTATCTTATCCTTGACCACATTACCATTGCAGTATCTGAAGGTGCTGAAGGGTTGGGTGGTAACGAAGCTGTGGACAAACTCATGAGTGATCTACTTAAGATCGTAAAGAAACACAACATTTGGCTGGGACTAATCTCACATTTGCGTAAAGCCCCAGGTGGTGGTAAATCTTTCGAGGAGGGTAACCTTGCGTCAATCGATGACATCAAAGGCAGTGGCTCGATCAAGCAGATCTCGTTCGACATTATTGCCTTTGCGAGAAACCTGGTATCAGATGATGATGCCGAACGAAACACAATTAAGTTCAGAGTACTCAAGTCAAGATTCACTGGAAAAACCGGTTCAGCTGGAGCTGCTTCTTACAGCTCCGAAACTGGGCGACTAACTTATACACTGGACGAAATGTTTACGAGTATATAATGCCAGATCAAAGCAAACTCGACAGTCTCTTCATTGATATCGCGCATCGTGTAGCTCAAATGAGTTACGATGCCGATACAAAAGTAGGTGCAGTGATTGTCAAAGACGGTAACATACTAAGCATGGGTTACAATGGCATGCCTTCGGGTATGGAGAACGATTGTAAAACAACTAATGGCGGTACTAAAGCTGAAGTAATTCACGCTGAAGCTAACGCTATATGCAAACTAGCCAAGAGCACAGGGTGTTCAGAGGGTGCAACATTATATTGTACCCTTGCCCCTTGTGTTGAATGTGCAAAACTAATACTGCAAAGTGGTATTAGTCGGGTAGTATTTTCTGATGCATATAAAGACGATTCAGGAACACTACTACTAATTCAGAACATTAAAGTAGATAGGACAAAGTATGCAAGCACAACTCCAATACCTAAAGGAGAAGATAAGAAAAGCTAAAGCTCACATTGCTTGTAGTCTGCTAAAGTTAACATCTGACGCAGACCTCGAGGCTTACCTCGTGTTTACTATGGATACTATCCAGCAACACTTTACTCGTAATAGTATACGTGGAAACAAATCATACCAAGGTGAAGCCAACCTTACTCACTTGAGTACAACAATTGGCGAATATATTCTCGATGATATTAAATATTATCATGATGACCAACCACCTTGGGAATGGTTTAAGCTACGTGTAATGATGGGTGATCTGTTGCTGGAAGCATTCTATCAAACACACCAGATTAATATTGGTAAAAATAAAGATGATTCTTTTGTACCAATGGAAAGTCTGG